ACTGTATAATACTATACTTTACTAACAGGAGATCAATAATGGCATCAAGAATGTTCAGTTCAGAGCAAAAAGCAAAACTCACACAGGTTGTTAACGAAGGTATTGCAGTAATGCAAGAAGTTGAAGATCTTAGCGCAGGACTAAGTGATACTATCAAAGCAGTTGCAGAAGAAATGGAAATCAAACCCAGTATTCTCAAGAAGGCTGTGCGTATTGCATACAAATCCAAACTCACAGATGAAAACGCTGATCACGAAGATCTAAATACTATCCTTGAAACTGTTGGCCGTACTCTTTAATTGGAAAACATAAAGAAGTTTTGGGTCAACAGTTACACCAGTGACCGCACGGCATTTTATCTTGAGCTGATCAGTTTTGTTACAACTGTCGGTTCTAGTGCGTTGTTAGCCGCAACAGCAGACGCACCCAACATGTTGATAGTGTATCCTGGGTTCTTTGTTGGATGTATTTCGGGTGCAATTGCATACTTACGCAGAAGTTTACCTTTTCCGTTTTTGTTGACCAGCTGGTTTGCATGTGTTAACATATTTGGATATGGTGTAGCATCAGGATGGTGGTAATATGTCTTGGCGGTGCGGAGCAATAGAAAACAGTATCACGTTTCACCCAGACGGAACTATTGCACCGTGTTGCATGATAGATAAGGATTACAGAAAACCTGTATCTGAATTGTTCAACGATCCTTTTGCAGACATAAGAACAGGCAAACCCGAGTCGCCTTGTGAAGTTTGTCACGATGCTGAAAAGAATAGACTAGACAGTTACCGAAAAAAGTTTCAACTGTACAACAACAGATCCTACAGATATCTTGACGTGCGCAACACAAATCTATGCAATATGAAATGTAGAATGTGCGGTCCAGAATACAGTAGTCTTTGGAATAAAGAACTAGGTAATAAGAACTTTATAGTCAAGCAGGATATCGATCAGTATTTAGAAAAACTTGTAACTGATAAACTACAGAACATATACTACACTGGTGGCGAGCCATTGCTTAACTCTGATCATTGGTCGCTACTGGAACTATTAATAGAAAAGGGCTATAGCAAAAATATCACCCTGGACTACAACACCAACGGCACAGTAATGAAGTTTAAAAATAAAAACATTATTGATACATGGAAACATTTCAAACATGTAAAACTGATGATCAGCATTGACGCTGTTGGGGAAGAATTTGATATACTCCGACACGGCGGCAAATGGGATAAGGTTAAGCAAAATCTACAAATCATCAAACAGTGGCCAGTGGATTCAACCATTGCAGTAACAGTGAGTTTACTTAACGTCTGGTCATTAAGGACACTAATGCAAGAACTTGAAGGTTTTAAAATACAATTAAATAACCTCACCCAGCCGCCTTTTTTGTCACTGAACGCTATAGATGAAAGATACAAGCAACAAGCAGTCGACTGTTTAACTGAATTGAAAGATTATCATCATGATCATAATCTATTAGATTATCTAATAGAATACACAACGGCTAACTATAATTGTGCTTTGTTTAAAGACACGATTCTACATATATTACTGCTGGACAAAAAAAGAAATGAAAACTTATTCGATAGACTTCCCTTTGCTGATTATAGTACAATAAACATATGAGTTACATAGACGCATTATTTGATAGAAAAGCAGATCGCATACATGTTGTAGAGCGTATTGACGGTGAGCGGGTGTACAAGGAGTACCCTGCTAACTATGTGTTCTACTATGACGATCCCAAGGGCAAGTTCCGTACAGTGTATGGTAGCCCTGTAAACAGATTCAGTACACGCAACGGCAAAGAGTTCCAAAAAGAAATGCGTGTAAACGGCGGAAAGAGACTATGGGAGTCGGACATAAATCCAGTGTTCCGCTGTTTAGAAGAAAATTACTTGGGACAACAATCACCTAAACTGCAAACGTGCTTTTTCGATATTGAGGTTGACTTTGACCCCGAACGTGGATTCAGTCCACCTAGTGATCCGTTCAATGCAGTAACTGCAATTACTGTGTATAACGACTGGATGGACAAACTAATTACCCTGGCTATTCCGCCTAAAGGACTAAGTTGGGAAAGTGCAGAAGAACTATGCAAAGAATTTGAAAACTGTTTCTTGTTTGAACGTGAAGAAGATCTGTTGGGTACATTCTTGGACTTAATTGAAGATGCTGACATACTGTCGGGTTGGAACAGTGAAGGTTTTGATATCCCTTACTTGGTCATGCGCATAAAGCGTGTACTCAGCAACGACGACAATAGACGTTGGTGTCTTTGGGGGCAACTGCCCAAGCAACGCACATTTGAACGTTTTGGTGCAGAGAATTTAACATTTGATTTAATAGGCAGAGTGCATATGGACTATATGCAACTGTATCGCAAATACACATACGAAGAACGACACAGTTATTCACTGGATGCAATTGGTGAACATGAACTTGGTGAACGTAAAACACAGTACGAAGGCACACTTGACCAGTTGTATAACAAAGACTTCAAGACCTTTATTGAGTACAATCGACAAGATACCGCACTGCTAGGCAAGATGGATAAGAAGTTACGTTTCTTAGATCTTGCAAACGAACTAGCGCATGATAATACAGTACTGCTACAAACAACAATGGGTGCAGTGGCAGTTACAGAACAGGCTATTATTAATGAAGCACATCAGCGTGGTATGGTTGTACCTAATAGAAAAGGAAAAGAAGAACATGGTGAAACGCAAGCGGCAGGTGCCTATGTTGCTCATCCCAAAAAAGGGATGCACGACTGGATCGGAGCAATCGACATCAACTCACTCTATCCCAGTGCTATTAGGGCCCTCAACATGGCGCAAGAAAGCATCATCGGACAACTCCGTCCGATAATGACAGACAGGTACATCAAGGAAAAACAGGACGCTGGAAAAAGTTTTGCTGATAGTTGGGAAAACATGTTTGGTAGCCTTGAGTATCAAGCAGTAATGAACGGAGAGGTAGGAACTGAGATTACTGTTGATTGGGAAGCAGATGGCAGTAGTGACATAATGAGTGCCGCAGACATTTGGCGATTGATTTTTGACAGCAACAAACCTTGGATGCTAAGTGCCAACGGTACCATATTCAGTTATGAACAAAAAGCAATTGTGCCGGGACTGCTAGAGCGTTGGTATGCAGAACGTAAAGAACTGCAGGCAAAGAAACGTGAAGCAGAAAGTCCAGAAGATATTGCATTCTGGGACAAGAGACAGTTGGTTAAGAAGATTAACTTGAACAGTTTGTATGGTGCTATTCTTAATCCTGGTTGTAGGTTCTTTGATAAACGCATTGGACAATCAACCACACTGTCAGGTCGTATCATTGCCAAGCACATGGATGCCTTTGTTAATGAAGCCATCACGGGTGTATATGATCACACTGGTGATGCTGTTGTGTATGGTGATACTGATAGTTGTTACTTTACTGCATGGCCTGCTATCAAAGATGATGTTGAAAGTGGCAAAATGGAGTGGAACAAAGACATCGCTACACAGGTATATGACAACATTTCAGATCAGCTAAATGAAAGTTTCCCACTGTTTATGGAAAAAGCATGTCACTGCCCACGTGAAAATGGTGCATTGATCAAAGGTGGTAGAGAGATTACTGCAACCAAAGGCTTGTACATCAAGAAGAAGCGTTATGCCGCATTGATATACGACATGGAAGGTACTAGACTTGATCAAGGTGGCAAGCCAGGCAAAGTAAAAGCCATGGGCCTAGACTTGAAACGCAGTGATACTCCGCCTGTTGTACAGGACTTCCTGAGTGATATATTACTTGGTGTGCTAACAGGATCGACCAAAGAACAGATATATGATAAAGTTCGTGACTTTAAGATTGCATTCCAACAGCGTCCAGCATGGGAAAAAGGTACTCCCAAGCGTGTAAACAATCTAACCAAGTATACTGAAGCAGAAAAACGACAGGGCAAAGCAAACATGCCTGGTCATGTTAGAGCCGCAATGAACTGGAACTATCTCAAACGCATGCATGGTGACAACTACAGTCAGAATATTGTTGATGGTATGAAAACTATTGTGTGCAAACTCAAAGAGAACCCAATGGGTTACAAGAGTGTAGGGTATCCAACAGATGTTTCACATATTCCACAGTGGTTCAAAGACTTGCCATTTGATGATGCACTAATGGAGGCAACTATTGTAGATCAGAAAGTAGAGAACCTACTAGGTGTACTTAAATGGGATATTTCAGAACACACCAACATCAAAACAACATTTGACGACCTATTCAGCTTCGAATAAATACCTATGTACAATTACATAGTGATATTCAATGAACTTACAGCAATTAGTTGACTTTAGGAATAGTCTCAGAAGCAGTATAAAAACAGACTCTATCCACACGGAAATTAAGACACTAATTAAGACTATTAGTGATATTTCTGCACACAGTCTCACTGATGACTTTAAACAATCGTCTAACAAGATAATAGAGTCGTACAACAACTTGCTAGTACAAGTAGATGTTCCGCTAATCGACGTTGAGCAAATGTTAAATCAAGTTCAAGAAAAGATATCACAGCAGAGTCAAAAGTTTTTTACATCAAATTATGCTGTGGAGTTGCAAATACAAGAAGTAGAGAACTTAACACAGAATCTCCGGGATCGCCGACACTGGAGAAACACCAAATTGGGCCAGGACGACAGTCCAGACCAGCACATGTTAGGGGTTATTCAACAAAACTGCTCGTATCAATATCCAGTATTAGAAATAGGATGCAGAGATGGCGAATGGACCAAGTACTTGGTTGCTGGTGACCCGTTGTATGTAGCAGAATACACAGAAGAGTTCCTCCACAATGCTGTTCATCAATTCACAAAGCAATATGTACCTAGGGTAAGGCAATACCTAGTCAAAGACAATACCATACATGGCCTACCGGAAAACCAATTTGGTTTTATTTTCAGTTATAACTTCTTCAATTATCTTGCATTTGATACTATTAAAGAGTGGATGCGCAAGGTACACACTTGGTTGAGACCAGGTGGCGTGATCATGTTCACATACAACAATGCTGATTTCGGATACGGAGCTGGTATTGCTGAAAGTGGAACTCAAAGTTATTGCCCAATGAGTTTATTGGTTCCCATGTGTGAGAGTATAGGACTTGAATATTACCAGCACAAAGATTATGTTGATATAAACAGTTATAATCCTTTTAGCTGGGTGCAGTTTAAAAAGCCAGGAGAGCTGTCTACTGTGAAAATGGCGCAGGCATTAGGGCAAATAAAATTATACTCTGAGTCTTGATTTTCTAAATACAATCTGTTATAATTAATCATCTTTAACGGAGGTACAAATGAAAGATTACTTACAAGATATAGTAAAACACACGCATGCTCTTGGCTTTATTGACTTGGTAAAAGTTACAGGAACAAGCACAGAAACAAAAGTTGATGCAGTAAGTGAAGACAGAACTGCAATTATCCAAGCACAGTTTCACAACCCAGTTCCAGACTTTGTTGGAACATTCGGTATGCCTAACTTAGGCAAACTAAACACAATTCTTAATATTCCAGAGTACAGCGAAGATGCTAAACTTACAGTAAGCAAAACTGACGCTGGACCCGCTGGTGTGCATTTTGAAAATGCCGCAGGCGACTTTAAGAATGATTACAGATTTATGAGCAGTGAAATTGTTAACGACAAGCTCAAAGCAGTTAAGTTCCGGGGCGTTAGTTGGGGTGTAGAAATTGAACCCAGCGTAGCCAGTATTCAAAGACTGAAGTTTATGGCTAGTGCTAACAGTGAAGAAACTACTTTTATTGCAAAGACAGAAGACAACAGCCTAAAGTTTTACTTTGGTGATCACAGCACACACGCAGGTGACTTTGTGTTTGCACATGATGTTGAAGGTACACTGAGCAAAGGATGGAATTGGCCAGTTGCCGCTGTTATTGGTATACTAAGTCTGTCAGGCGACAAGATGATTAGATTCAGTGACGAAGGTGCCGCACAGATCACAGTTGATTCAGGATTAGGTGTTTACAACTACATACTCCCAGCACAGCAGAAGTAATGACACAACGGGTACGTGATCGTTATTGGGAACGTAGAGGATACGTAAGTGGCACTTGTATGTTCCACGATCCTACTAGATTGTGTTACCTAAATATACCAAAAAATGCTAGTACCTTCCTAAAAGAAAATCTTGTCAAACAGGAATGGGTCATGTTGCACAACAGTGTTAGGCGTGTTAAGCGTGAAACTTCTAACACTATTGTTATATTGCGTGACCCAATTGACAGATGGTTTACTGGAATAGCACAGCATATCACAACAAATTTGTTTGGCAAAGATTTTGGTAGTAGTCATTTCCTGGAGCAAGCGAACGATCTCACCAATAGACTCATTGTTGATCAAGTTGTATTTGACGACCATACAGAGCAACAAAGTTGGTTCATTGAAGAATTTGGCCAGTATCTTATACAACCAGTATACTTTTACTGCGATCAGCATCTTAATAAGAATTTAGATCATTGGTTTGAATCAAAAGGGTTAAGTTATCAATTGTCCAATCAAGCACACGTAAATGTAAGCCAAGACAACTACGACAATAAAAAGCTAGTTGATTATTTTAAAAATATAGTTTATAATAATACCATGTACGAGATACATCTTGCAGGATATTATCAACAAGACTACGATCTCATTTCAACAGTACAGTTTTATCGGGATGGAGAATAAAATAAATAATTACTCCCAAGGTAAAATCATCAACGAAAGATTGCATGAATCAAGATAACCTAACAGCAAAACAAAACGACTACGCAATATTCTTACCTGCTATCTCAGGGTTCTACCAAACATTCATAGGCAAACAACGTGTTAACAACGATTATGTTGATGTTAACCGCATGCCTGCGGCTATTCAAGATATGGAACAAATGAATTGGTTAAACGATGCTAAAGGTTTGTTTCCATACAAGTGGAGCCTGTACTCAGGTGGACATGCTAACTTAGACTTATCAAAAGAAGATGCAAGCGAAGACATGGTTCGCAAACGTGATCCAAATACTTTTATGTTGGGAGACTCAGGAGGATTCCAAATTGCCAAAGGTCTCTGGGAAGGAGACTGGAAAGCCAATTCAGGATGTCCAAAAGCACAAAAGAAAAGAGGATTAGTCCTCAACTGGTTGGACAATATCGCCGATTACGGCATGATACTTGATATTCCAACTTGGGTGATTCACGATAAAAAGGCTAGCAACGCATGTCAAATAAAAACACTATCCCAAGCAGTAGACGCAACCAAATTCAACAACGAGTACTTCATCAACAATCGCAAAGGCGTCAGCAATGGAGGCGCTCGGTTCTTAAACGTACTACAGGGCGATAATCATACCAGTGCCGACGAGTGGTATGAAGAAATGAAAGTTTACTGCGATCCTAATGCGTATCCTGACAGACACTTTGATGGCTGGGCAATGGGTGGACAGAATATGTGTGATGTACACTTGGTGCTAAAGCGTTTAGTTGCATTGCGTCACGACAACTTACTACAGGAAGGTGTGCATGATTGGATGCACTTCTTGGGCACTAGTAAATTAGAGTGGGCGGTGTTGTTGACCACAATCCAACGTGCAGTACGCAAGTACGTGAATCCAAAGTTCACGATTAGTTTTGATTGCGCATCACCTTTCTTAGCAACAGCAAATGGTCAAGTATATCATGAGATACTTACTCCGCATGACGGTAAGTGGAGTTATCGAATGAATCCTATCGTTGATGATAAGAAGTACAGTACAGATACAAAACCATATGGTGAAGCGGCTGTTGACTACGGATTTGTTAACACATTCGAAGAAAGTCCAGTAAGTTCACGTATGCAATTGAAGGACATTTGTGTATACAAACCAAATGAAGAAAACAAGAATGGCAAAGTAGGCAAAACATCTTGGGATAGTTTCAGTTATGCACTGCTGATGGGACACAACGTGTGGACACACATCGAAAGTGTACAACGTGCAAACAGAGAGTTTGATGCAGGACATTATCCACGTATGATGCGCAATAACACTGGTACAGTGTTGTTTAAAGATGTAGTAGAGAGTATATTTGCTACATCCAACAGAGCTGAAGCAGAAGAGATAATCGAAAGTCATTCCAAGTATTGGATGGAGATCGTTGGCACTAGAGGCTTTAGCGGCAAAAAAGCAATGAATGCTAGAACACAAGCAAACAAGCAGTTTGAAATTGAAGGTAGTGTCACAGTTGACAAGGAAGTAAAAGAAAAATACAAACCAGTTTTAGATCTTTTTGAGGAGGGGTAAAATGAGTTATCAACTTAGAATACATCATTTAGAAGAACAACACGAAAAACTAAAAGAGCAAGTTGTAGATATGCAGAAGCACACATTCTGGAACGATCATCAATTGAATCATCTTAAAAAAGAAAAACTTAGGATCAAAGATGAAATATATCGTTTGCAAAAACTAGAACAAGAGACGGAGGCAGATTATGATAGATCGGACGTTAACGACTATTGACAACCCAATACTAAAAGACGCATGTGAATTGTGCTGGATTTGCAAAGGACAAATTATACCCAGTATGATCTACGAAGACTCAGTTGTGTCCGTATACGAAAGTTATTTTGATAGGATATGGAGATGGGACCCAAATGAAGTATTTCACAGGAAAGAAGGCT